ACTATACTCAAATCTCATCAAAGTCTGTAACAATTTCTGGTACAGATGATGCTGTAGATAACGCAGGTATGAATACTCAAATGGCTTATCAATTAGCTAAAATGGGTAAAGAAATCAAGCGTGATATGGAAAATGCGATGATCGGCATTGAACAAGCTAAAGTTGCAGGAAGTGCTTCAGCAGCTCGTAAGAGTGCATCAGTAGGCACATGGTATGGACCAGCTTCAGGAATTAATAACTATTCCAAGAATGGTTCACCTTCTGCTGTTCCAGTAGGAACAGGTGCTACAGCTATTGCAGGTGGTACTAACAGAACTTACACAGAAGCATTATTAACAGCAGGACTTTTACAAGCCTTCACTTTAGGTGGAGAGCCTGATACTGTTTTAATGTCTCCAAGTCATAAACAGTTAGCCTCAGCATTTAATGGGGTTGCAACAAAGTACAAAGACGCTAGTGATAAAGTATCAATTGGAACTACGGATATCTATATTTCAGATTTCGGAGAAGTGGCCTTTGTTCCTGATCGTTTTCAAAACGCAAATCGTGTTGACATACTACAAACAGATATGTGGTCTGTAGATTTCCTAAGAGGATTTCAAACAACTGATCTTGCAAAAACTGGCGATTCAGAAAAGAAACTATTATTAGCAGAGTGGACTTTAACAGCTAAAGCTCCTAACGCTAACTATGGTATTTTTAACTTAACTGCATAATTCATAAGCAGAATAAAGGACTGGGAGGGTTTTCATGCCCTCCCTTTTTTCATTAACACAGGAGTAACAAATGGGAATATTTACAAATAAAAAACATACATCAGGTTTGTATAAAAAAGTTTCTGATTCAATTAAAGCTGATCCTATGATTAGCAGAAATAGCAAAAAGAAACAATCTTCACAAACATCAATGGGCGATAGAAAATACGATCCAATGCTTAAAATAAGTGGCAATCAAGGACTTCAAGTTAAAGGTACTATTGACATGATGATAGCAAAAGCAATCAAGTAACATGGCTAAAAAATTCTCTCTTAATGATCCTAATGATGGATCAGTAGTTAAAACTAATCTAATTGTAGATGAAGCAGAGAATAAATTTCATATTGAAAACTATCAAGATGATGCTTCTATTAAAGAAATCTTAGATGCTAATAAAGTTGCTCGAAATGAAGGTGCATACAGACTTAACGCTTTAAAACATGAAGCAGGTTATCGAGTAGCAAGACTTCCAAACATTCTTGTTCATCAATTAGCTAAACGAGGGATTATGACTTATGGAGGAAAGGTTTTGGATAAACCAAGATTTTTCAAATGGTTAAATGATTCAGACAATAAATATTTTAGGATTTATGAAGGTAAATTATAATGGCAATCACCACATACTCTAATCTTAAAACTACAATAGCATCTTATCTCAACAGAGAAGATTTAACTGCTTACTTAGGAGATTTTATTACTCTTGCAGAAAGTAGAATAAATAGAGAATTAAAAGTTAGAGAAATGGTAACAATAGATACTTCTATTGATACTGTCTCTGGTACACAAAGCTATACTTTACCAACCGGTTATATAGAAGCCACAACTGTAATTTATCAAAGTAATCCTTTTACAACATTAAGATTTATGGCTAATACAGATTTTTATAACAAGTATAATACATCACAGACTTCTGGAACACCTACTTATTTTACAATAGTTGGAACAAACATTTTACTAGGAATACAACCAGACTCAGCAACAACATTACAAATTAATTATTATAAAAAATTAACAGCATTATCAGACAGTAATGCAACTAACGATATTCTTACAAACTACCCTGAACTTTATCTTTATGGAGCTTTGGCAGAAAGTTCACCTTTCTTAATGCAAGATGAAAGATTAAATATATGGGCAGGATTGTATAAAGAAGCATTAGGTTCAGCTAATTTGGCATCTTCAAGAGGATCTACAACTTCTTCACCTCTGCAAATGTCTAGTTCACAGGTAGTCTAATGATTGAGTTTGGCGATTTACAAGCCGATCTACCAACTTTTAAAAATTCAGGTGCGTTAAAAGTAGATAATGTTGTACCCCTAGCAAAAGGTTATAAAGCCTTACCAGGATTTCAAAGTTTAACTACAGAACCTTTAACAAAAGAAAGTGGTTCAACTCCTTTAGATGCAGTTGGATTATTTTCAGCTTTTCTTAGTGATGGCATTACTAACTATTGTGGTAACGCTACCAGACTATTTCAAATGAATAGTAGTGGTAATTTTGTTAATAAATCAAAAAGTGGTGGTTATAGTAATTCAACTACTTCTAATGCTAGAGATTTTTGGTCTTTTACACAGTTTGGAACAAATATAATTGCAACCAATCATGCAGATAACATACAAAAATTTAATCAAGGAACAGATAGTTTATTTTCTGATTTAGTTTCTCTTAAAGCTAAATACTTAACAGTTATTAGAGACTTTGTTGTTGCAGGATATACAACTGAATCATCAACAACTTATAACCAAAGAGTTAAATGGTCAGCATTAAATGATTCTTCTAATTGGACACCTAGTCAAGCAACTCAATCAGGTTATCAAGATATTGTTGGTACACATGGAAATATTCAAGCTATTGTAGGTGGTGAATCTTTTGGAATTATATTCTTTGAGAAAGCTATTTATAGAATGGAATATGTTGGTACTCCATTAATCTTTACCTTTAATAAGATTGCAGACAACATTGGTGCTTTTGCTCCTAAATCAGTTTGTAGTTATGGTAGTGATATATTCTTCCTTGCTCAAGATGGTTATTACAAATTATCCGGTGGACAACAACTAACACCTATTGGAAATGGAAAAGTAGACAATTTCTTCTTTGAAGATTTATCTTCTAACTTAGATGGTATCTGTTCAGCGATTGATCCTAACAACTCTATAGCTGTATGGTCTTATCGTGGATCAGGTGCAACAGGAACAACCAATAACAAATTATTAATTTATAACTACTCAGTTAATAGATGGTCAACAGGATCAGGACAAGATTTAGAATTTATAGCTACAGCTTCTCAAGAAGCCTTCAACACTTTAGAAAGTTTAGATGTGTTTGGTGAACTAGATAACTTAACAAGATCACTTGACTCTTACTATTATGGAGAAGGTATTGTTGGTTTAGCTGGATTTGATTCCTCTCATTTATTTGGAAAGTTTATAGCAACAAGTTTATCAGCTACTGTTGACACAACAGAGTTTGAAGGTGCTGAAGGCCAAAGATCTACATTGATTAATTGTAGACCTATTGTTGATGGTACTGCTAATACAACTGTTACTGTAACTCCTATTACTAGAGACTCACAACTTAATAGTATTTCGGTTGGAAGTGCAGTTTCAAACAATACAGATGGTTCAGTTCCATTAAGATCGACAAGCAGATACCACAGATTAAGAATTAATGTGACTGGAAATTTTGACACAATGTCTGGAGTTGAAGTTGAAGTTAGACCTGAAGGTAAAAGATAATGGCAGATAACTCGTTTCCTACAGTTCCTTTATCTATACCTGACACAGCACAACACTTACGATTAGTTTCATCATCATTGAATAATACAATCAATGGTAAATTAAATAGCACAGGCACAATTACCCTTAGAGCAAGTCAAACAACAACAACTCTAACAGATGCAAGAATAGGTGGTAATTCAATTATTTCATTTATGCCAATAACTGCAAATGCCAGAACAGGATTAAATGGAATGTATGTGTCAGCTAGAGCATCAGGGAGTGCAACATTAACTCATGCAAGTTCAGGAAATACAGACCAAAACCTCGCCTACTGCATTATTGGATAATGTTATAACGAGAGTTCCTAGTGAAGATTTATTATATATCTGGGATCAAGTTTCTCCATTATTGGAAAAAGCATTAGACAAAACATATAGTATCAAAGACATACTTTACGGAATAGCTAATGATCGTATGCAACTATTTATTAGTTGGAATAATAACAAAGTCGAAAGTGCTGTTGTCACAGAAATAGCAGAATATCCTCAAGCTAAAGTACTTAGGTATTTTTTAGCAGGAGGAACTAATCTAATTAATTGGTTAGAAAGAATACAAGAAACAATAGAAAAATTCGCAAAGAAAAACAAGTGTACTCACCTTGAAGTTGCAGGTCGCAAAGGATGGGTAAGAAAATTAAAAGGATTTAAAATGAAAGTAATAATATTAAGTAAGGAAATCAAATGAGCAAAGGTAGTAATCCAGGAAGCGTAACAACAACAACATCAGCAGAGCCATCAGAGTTTATTAAACCCTATTATACACAGGCTATAAATTCAGCACAGGAATTATACGAAAATCCTAAAGCTCCATCTTTTTTTCCTAATAATACTTATGTAGATTTTGCTCCAGAAACTAATACTGCTCTTCAATTAGCTAGTCAAAGAGCTATTCAGGGCAATCCGTTATTAGGTTCTTCACAACTAGAAATAAATAAAGTTTTATCTGGAGACTATTTATCTCCAACTTCTAATCCTTATGCACAATCTGTTTATAATCAAATGGCAGGAGATGTGACCTCACAAGTACAATCACAATTTTCAGATGCCGGTAGACTCGGAAGTTCTGCTAATCAAGAAACTTTAGCAAGATCATTAGGCGAACTAGGTAATAAATTTTATGGAGATCAATATAATATTGAAAGACAAAACCAAATAGCCTCCACACAATTTGCTCCTCAACTAGGTGAAATGGATTACAACGATATAGGTAAACTCCAACAAGTTGGTCAAGAAAAAGAAAGTTTAGAAATGGCAAAATTACAAGATGCTATTGCTAGATATGACTACGACCAAACACAACCTTATCAAAAACTTAATCAGTATCTTGGTTCATTGGGTGCTTCAGTACCTACAAACACTTTAACTACACAACCAGTCTTTAGAAACACAGGAGCAGGACTTCTAGGTGGTGCAATGACAGGAGCTAAAATTGCTGGAATGATACCTGGAATGACTGGAGGTATGGGTGCTGGTATAGGTGGACTACTTGGAGGATATGCGTAGTGGTAAACATTAATGATATTTTTATGAAGAATGGTATTCCTGTGCAAAGCACAAAAGAAAACCCATACTTAATTAATCCTTATTCAGCTTTAGGTCAGACTAGTAATAGGTTATCAGCTATTAAATCTAATGCACCAGGAGGCGTTTACGCAAAGCCGGTTGTAAAAGTAGGTGGTAAAAGTTTTGGTATTTCAGATGCACAAAAACAAGAATCACAAATGCTTGGTAATGGACAAGCTCCAACACCTAGTACACCAACTAATGCCACACCAAACTCACTAGGCCAAAACTTATTAAACTTTGCAACTAGTGGTAGAGGTGGAGCTTTCGGAGAAGGAGTACTTGCAAAAAGTGGTAACTCTTTAATGCCTGTTTCATTTAGCGAAGTTCTTAGTTCTGGTATGCAATCTATGAACGCTTATGATTCCAATACTAATAAAAGAGAATTAGAAAATTTACAATTAGAAGAAATAAAA